AACATCCTTCAACGAATGGTTTTATTCCAATCATACTGACTATTCTTTCAAAAACGAATACTTTTATGGAGATTGTGCCGTTGAAGACCCAAAGACCCGTGAAGACCTGATGAGAAAATGGATATATGCGAGTTTTTATTCTGGTTATAATATAGGAAGATTGAGTGAAACTAAAGTAGGACTTACAGATAATGAAGATTGAAATCACACTAAATAGAGATGCTTGTGTTTCGCAACTATAGCAGAGATTGGGTGTCTTTAGGCACCTTTTCTTGTATAAATAGTAATGCGAAACACAAAGTAGAACTATGGAAACTCAAAAAGAGTATTACTATACCTATTATTCTTATGAAGAATGGGGTAGAGGTTATATTGGTTCAAGAAAGTGTAAATGCTTACCAGAAGAAGATGTAAGGTATTTTGGTTCTTTTTACGATAAGACATTCAAACCAACTCAAAAGATAATACTAAAAGACAATTATGCTACAAGAGAAGAAGTATATGCTGATGAAATTATTTTACACGATTATTATGATGTAGCAAATAACCCACATTTTGCTAATCAGGCAAAGCAGACTTCTACAAAGTTTTATGTTCCACTGGAGCAAGCAATAGAAAATGGTAGAAAAGCAGGGAACAAAACTTATGAACTTGGTGTGGGAATTTTTAGTAGAAGTAAAGAGAAAATGAGTGAAGATAGTAGAAAAAGTGGGTCTATTGGTGGTAAAATATCTGGTAAAATATCAGGATATAAAACTTATGAACTTAAACTGGGGGTTCATTCATTAACTAAAGAACAAAGAAAAGAAAATGGAATTGCTGGAGGTAAAAAAGCATTAGAACTTGGTGTTGGTGTATTTGGTATGAGTGAAGAAGAAAGATTTGTAGCAAGTAGTAAAGGTGGAACTAAAACTAAAGAAAATAAAGTAGGGTTATTTGCATTAACAAAAGAGCAAAGGGAAGAAACTGGTAGAAAGTCGGCAGAAAAAGTAAACGCACAAAGATGGGAATGTTGCGAAACTGGTTATGTATCAACTGCTGCTGGTGTCGTTTCTTATCAAAAAGGAAGAGGAATTGATACGTCTAAAAGAAAACGAATAGCATAGGACACTTTCTAAACTGGAACACGGGCACTTGATTTCAGGTGCCCTTTGTAGTATAATAACCCTATGAAACAAAACTCCTTATGAAAGTAGAGATTAACTCCATCCCACAAGACGAGCAATATTATGTTAAAATTTTTGATGGACCAGATGGAATTGATGAGGCAGACTTCTTGTGTTCCTCACTTGGAGAATGTTTTGAGCAAATCATAATCTTTCGCACAATCAACGCACAAAAGTATTATGGAGGAACGGAAAATGATTAACGAAGAAAAACTCACTCTTCTTCTTGGAGTTCTCAAAACATACGCAGAACAAAAACACTGCTATGATAGAGAGGAGGACTCGTATGAGTACCCTCAGCAAAAGTGGGATGTCTTTGAGGATGGTGCTGATTATGGTGAAATCCTCTTTGCCCGCACTCTATTAGAACAAATCGGTGAAAAGTTTGAATACCCTTGTATGAAAGAAAATGATTGAACTCGTCAATCTTGAAGAATATGTTGATTATGTCGTCAAGGTTGTTCGCAGAGACGATAGAACTCTTTATGGTAAAATTAAAAGTCGTCCAAATGAGTATAATCCTTTTCTATTTGATTTGGGAGGTGGGGGTGGAGTTTGTTATCGTAAATGTGGTAGAGTAGTAGTAGACAAAGCAGATGGACTTGATATTATCTGGATTAAAAAAATAGCAAAGGAACCTGAAAATGAGTGACATAATCTACTACAAAAATGGTGAGAAAACATTCCGTATTTCTCCTCCAACTGTTGGAACCAAATGCCCCGAAACTAAACTTGAAGTAAAGAAAATGACGGAAATTGAAAAAACAGAAGGAGAAATAAAAGTCCTTCAAGCAAAATTAGAACTTCTCAAAGAAATGGAGAACCACATAACTCCGTGTGAAGAGGCATATAAAAGAGTTTATGGATTTTATCCTGAAACTTATGAAGATAGTTGGAGTGCTTTTCAAGATGGTTATATTGCCTCACAGAAAGATTATAAGGTAGAAGAACCCAAAAAAGAACAAAAATGGGGGGATATTGTTCGTGAGAGTGTGAAATGGTGTGAGGAACATCCAGATGAGAGTGTGGAAGATTACCTAAAACCACAAACACCAGAGCAAGTTGATGCTGGACTTCGTAATGCTATGAGGCAAGCAAAGAAAGATGGAGTGTTTGATGAACCCACAAAACCTATGAATGAGGTTCTGGATAGGTTGGAGAATAAGTATAAGAGAGTGGAAGAACCACCAAAGACCCTGACTGATTTGATTTATCGGTGGTGGAGTGATGTATTCACAACTCATAGTGATTGGGATATGGAAACTTCTATTGAGGATTTGGTAGACCAGATTCAGTTATGGTTGCCGAAAGAACAATCTGCTGCTGGTTCTCAAAATGCTTATGTGGAGTCTGCTGTAGAGGGGTTCAACGATTGTCTCAAAAAAATCAAATCAAAGTTGAGGAATAAGAAGGACACCTGACGAACTGGCACAGACACCCCTCCACGGGGGCATCAGATGCCCTATAATACTCTTATACACATAAAGACATTATGACTGAACGCAACCTAAAACAACAATTGTGTTATTTCACCTATTCCGATATGGAAAATGGTGATGATATTGAAAGTATTGACTATCGTGCTTTGATTGGACTTCTTGACGATTTGTATGATAAAATTGAGACACTTGAAAGAGACAACGAACTCCTGAAATCTTATGCGTGGGAACGATGACTGACGAACAGATAGACATAATGGTTAAAATGCACCGATACCTTATTCAAAATGAAATTAACCACACATTTCAAAGATTTTATGCTCTCAATCATAACAAAGATTACAGTGCTGCCAATCGTTTAGAAGCATTTAACGATACAGAGTGGGAAAAGTTTGCTAAATGGTTCAAGGTGATACGAGATGAGTGAAGAACTTTATATTCTTTATATTAAACTTCGTGGTGGATATTGGAGAGTTAAGGAGGCATTTTCTATTTGGGGATTTTTGATGACCCATAGTTTGGAAAGATTAAATGAGAGATGTCATGGGTTAAATTGTTTTGATGAGTTTTATGCTACAATTAATGGTGGTTGGAAATGAGTGAAGAATACGGGCACATTCCAGATGGGTTTCTACTCAATCCAGAAGAAATTCAAGAACTCCGCAAACAAAAATACGAAATTACTGAATACGCAAAAGAGAAACTAAAGAAACTTATGAACGACAATCCTACCCACGAAGAAATGATTGAAGAAGCAGAGAAAAGAGAGAAACTCAATGCTGGTTTCAAGCAAGATGAGAATGGAAATTGGTATCGTCCTACACTACAAGAACTCACCAGAAATGAGAGAATTGACCTTGCAGAGAAAGAGATTGCTTATCTTGTAATGGGAGGGCAGGATATGAAAGAGTATGTGGATTCTATTTCTTTTATTATGGATGTATTGAATAGTTTGAAAGATAAAGAAGATACTGAATTCAAAGATAGTGCGGAGGGTGTAGCATAATGTTATCACCCGCAGATAGAATTGTAGAAGCAACGATGTCTCATACTCTCCGTCCAAAAGGAAATGATAGGGAGAAAGTAATTGCTGCTGCTCTGGAATTTGTAATTCACGAGTTCCAAGATTATCGGCAGTTTGGATGTGGTGAGATGGTTATTTCGTGTGCTGATTTGTGGGAACTAATTGATGAACTGAGGGACACTGTGACACCTGACGAACCGGCACAAGGGCACAGCAAAACCGACCTTGATGCCCTATAATAGTCTCATAAGCACAAACACATTATGTCTCTTGATATTTCGTTGGAAATTGAAGTTGATACGGGAGCACCTGAACCTCATAAGGTTGAGTTGTATTCTGGAAACATCACTCACAACCTGAATACGATGGCAGAAGAAGCAGGCATCTATAAGTGTCTGTGGCATCCTGATGACCTTTATGAAAATCCAACTGCTGATAAACTTATTCCACATCTTGAGGCAGGACTTCTAAAACTCAAATCTCATCCAGAGCATTATAAGCAGTTTGATGCTTCTAATGGTTGGGGAACTTACAAAGACTTTGTTCCCTTTGTGGAAGAGGTGTTGGATGCTTGTAAGGAACATCCAAAGGCAAATGTAAGAACTTGGGGTTGAGGACACTTCCCAAACTGGCACAGACACCCCTCCACAGGGGCATCAGATGCCTTATAATAGTCTCATACAAACAGAACTCCAATGAACCTTGTTTCACTTTATGAAAGTTTCAATTTTTATATTGGATATATAACCGCAAAGAACTATTGGACTGAAAACGGTAAAAGAGTGAATTTTACTATTTCACGCACTATGTTTCCTACTGTTCCTGATTTTACTGGGTTTTGTATTGTTATTGGAGTTCTAAATCTTGGTATTTTTTGGAGGAAGAACTGAAATGACTTTTCAACCTTACAACATAGTTCCCGGAACTCAAATTCTTCATAGTTTGACCGATGTTTATGAACTTACCGATGAAGCAGAGGAAATGGTTTATCGTGTAGAACTAAATGCTGATAATGGTGGAATTTACATTCGTTCAAGTGAAAAAGGACTTGAGGAAGGTTCTAAAAACATCACCGAAGATATGTCTATCGGCAACAAAGAACTTTCTATTGTTGTTGCGAAACGCATTCTTGAACTTTACGGAGTAAACTGAAATGAACCTCACCAAACGACAACTGAATATTCTCACAGTCTCACTTACTAATTTTTATGATGAGGTTTGTAAGACAGGAACAACTCCTGAAATGAAACAGGATATTATGGGACTCTGTAAACTGGTGAATGATGAGTATGCTAAATCTTTTGCTGAAACACTATGAAAATCACATTCAACGGGCACTCACAAACTCAAAGGGAAGTAGAACTCTCTCAACAAGAATTATTTCAGTTATTTGAGGTGATGAAGCAATCACTTATTGATACTGTTGAGTTTGGAACATTTGACGGATATTCTTTTTACGGTGAAAAGGACGAGAAGATTATGAAACTCTGTGAGACACATAATGTAGATGTTGCTTATACCAAAGACCGTCTTGCTTTCTTTACTGAAATCGTCAAAAATATACCCAATCCTTATCAATGACTGAAAGACTTACCAATCCTGATGAGTTTGTGTTGGAAGATGTGAAGATGGTTCACTGGGAAAATATGGATACTGATGTATATTGGTGTGGAATATACTTGAATGATGGAAGGATATTTCACCTTCATATTGGGGGTGATAATCTCAGAGTTTCTTTGAGTGATGAGACACCTGACTAACTGGCACAAGACCCCACCAAAACCCCACCAGATGCCTTATAATAGTCTCATAAGCACAGAAACCTAATGGACACTACGACTTTACCAATTCCCGTTCTTTTTAGTGATGGTTTGCCTGGGCAAGGTGATGTTGATAAAGATGGAAATCTTTGGTTGTGGAATGATGTTGTAGGTGATTGGGAATATGTTTATATTCGCACCAGAGTTAGAGCAGACATCACGAGAACTTATAGTCAATGGTTGCCTTTTTATGATAATCCATTGGAGTGGAATTGGGAATGAGACACTTGAAGAACTGGCACAAGGACTTCCCAAAGTCCCACAGAATGCCTTATAATACACTCATACGCAATTCGCAAATAGCAAATGACTAACCTTGATGAACTCTTTGAGATTGTAACTAAAGTTATTGCTTCTCCTCATACTACCATCACAGAACACGACAAACGCAGAGCAATTCAGGTATTTCTTGGATTTGATGATTACCTGATTGATGCTCTGCCTGGTTATTGTGAGGAAGGTTGTGAGATTGATTTTGGTTCTTATGCCGAAAAAATCCTTGATGAACTGGAGGGAAAATGACTTGGAAAGAATACTGGAAAATGACCAAATGGGAGTGGTTTATTGAGGGTTTCCGCAACATTGAGTATATCATTGATTGCCGTGCTACTATGAACCATTTTGGATATGATGACTTCTGGGAGGCACTCAGTTGGGGTTGGTGTTGTGAATACATCTATCCTTATGATGACCCATACAATCCATACATATCAGAAGAACGCAAACTACGATTAGGAAGATGGTCTTAATAAACAAGTTGATAATCTCCAATAGATACCTACATTACACTCCTTTTTGGTGGTGGTATCGTTTGATTTCTCATGAAGGATTTAGATTTGATGACTATCATATCTGGACAGAGTTTTGGTATTCTATCAACAAAGGATATGTGGATACTGAATACAAGTGGGAGTTTGAGAAGTTCTGGGGTAAGGGTGCTAAACCAGAGACGATGTATGTGTCTCAAGAAGCATATGATACACTGGTTGAAAAAATAAACAACCCAGACCCAGAACAAATAGAATCTTTGAGAAAACTTATGAATCGCAAATCCCCTTGGGAGGTAGAAGAATGAACAGCAATGATTATTACAGAGCAGTGCTACTTGGTGTTATAGTTGGTATGGGATTCCTTTCTCTGTTTATGGTGATAAATCCGGGAGAGGATGTAAAACCAGTAGAGGCATTAGATACTAAAGGTAGTTTCACCGTAGTAGATAATTATAAAGGATGTGATGTCGTTCAGTGGCATTATAGTATGCTTGCGGAGTATAAGTATTTCTTGGATTGTAGTAACAAGCAAAACTAATGGGACACTTGACGAACTGGCACAAGACCCCACCAAAACCCCACCAGATGCCCTATAATAAGAGGATACAAGCAGAGGAAAATGTCTAGCATTGATATTCACGCAATTATCACAAAACCAATTGACGAATTAGAGAATGATGTTTTCTTCTCTTTGGATAGAGACCAACTGAAAGACTTCATTTGTTCTTTGGAAGAAAAAGTTGGTTCTGTTGATTTTACAATACAACTCACCAAAAGACTTGTAGGTGGGTTGATTGATTTCTACAAACGTTATATCACAGATACGGATTGTGATAAAGGACTTACCTATCATAATGAGTATGTAGAGCAATATAAAAAATTAGATGCTATTCTAAACATTCTTAATGACATCCGATGACTACTTCAAACCTATCCAAAGTAAAACCTGCTTTTAGGACCAAAGGTAATGTAACTGGAAATTTTGGTGCTCCAAAGAGAACCAAAGAAGCATACAACACAGGAATTGGTGTAACTAACGCAAAGGTCGTAAATGTCGTAAAGCAGGAAGATTACTTGAAACGATTGTATGCTGCTTTTGAAAATACAAATGATGAGAAACTGAAACAGTTTATTTACATTGAAATCAAAAAGATTATGATTCAACGAGGTGAATGGTGATGGAACGTCCATATACAAAACTTGAAAGGATTTGTAAGGAATTGAAAGAGATTGTAGAGTTTGAGAATAAACTTCATATGATGGATATGAATCTCAATCTTGGTGATGTAGATGTACTTGAAGAAGTTATTTCTATGATTGAAGAAATTGTAGATTATGACCCAACACCACAATATCTTTATGATAATGATGGAGGGGAACCTTCAATGAGTGCGGCAGAAATACACTCTGGTGCTTGGAGACAACATCAAGAACTACATTCTTGATACGGTGTGCCACTTGTAGCACTGGCACACTAAATAAGCACAAACCCCTCTGGGGTGCTATAATTACGAAGTAAATCACTCAAATGATGCCCAACACGTTCAATTTTACTGGTGATGCCATTACCTATCTTGGTTTGGTCGGTGTTATTAGCACTGCTGTTATTCTTATTACTGTTTTCCGTTCTTATTGGTCTAGTCCTCTCAACAAATGAATTACTCAAAGTCTATTCAAGATTACGAAAAAGAACTCAAAGAAGCAAAGAAGAAGTATGAGAAACTTATCAAGCAAATGAAGAAAGCAAGGACCGAATATCATTACTACAATCTGTCTGATGAGGCAGAGGTATTGTATGAGGATATTGCTGATCTTCAAATGAGGATTACTGATTTGCGAAAGCAAAAGAAACTTGCTGAAATTGATGCCTTCTAATTATGTCTGACCTTTATTCTGAAATCCTTGAATTTACAAAAATGAAAAAAATTGACCGTGAGCAGTTGGTTGAGGATTATATTCAGCAACTAATTGAGGGAATGGATTATAAGACTATGGAGTGTCTGGTTTATGATACTTTGAAAGATAATCTGGCAGATTATACTGATGAGCAACTCATTACAGAGGTTGAAGAATACAACCCAGAACTGTTGGAGGATGCTGATACCGTGTGACACTTCTTCTGGTGGCACATGACCCTTCCCAAACGGTCCTGACCGTGCTATGATGTATTCATCAAGTCAAGGAGGTTATGAGATGATTGACACATGTGTGCTTCATGATGATTACGAGGACTTTGCTAAAAAGTTTCTCGGTGTTGATTATGAAGATTTTATTGGTCTTCAACTTGGTCTTCCTGATGAAGATGAAATTGAAATTGAATACTCTTTGAGTGTTTGATTTCTGGGAATGTGTTTGCCCTAAAGTTACACATGGAGGGAAGAATAAAGTGGTTCCTAACTACTCTGACAACTAGAAGCAGAGACATGATGTTAGGGTAAAAATAATTACCACGCCCTCTCAATTTTATTCACTTACCACTTTTTTATTATGTCTGCTAAACTGATTGCTCTTGCTGCTGAACTCGTTGACACCAACCCTGCTGGTGCTCAACTGATTGTCAATCTCACTAACGCAGAAACTGGTGCTGAACTCGTTGAAGCACTTGACAATTATGATTCCACTGTACTTGAGAACTATACTCAAGAAGTTGATGGTGGGGATGTAACCCTAACTGATGCTGATGCTGTTGTAGTCACTGTTTGATTCTAATTCTTTAACTAACTAATTTTATTATGGCACGTCGTTGTAAGTCTGTTTCTCATCAAATGATAGAATCTCTTCAAGAAACCCTCGTAGAGTATTTCCGTGAAAATATTTTTGATGATTGTGATTACGAAGGTATGACTGGTTCTGAACTCTTTGAAGCACTTGTTGAAACTTTCAAAGAACTAGAAAGTGATCTTCAAGAACAACTGAAACCTATTCAGTATGTTCTAGATAAACTTGACCCAGAAGACACTGATGGTGTCGTAACCACTGTTTGATAAGTATATGAGACCAAGTTTCATATACTTGGTCTCTTTATTTTGATTGAAAATGAAAATTCGTGTAATTTCTGATTTACATCTAGAGTGTTGTGAGCACGGGCACGGAGTTCCTGACCTTGGAGAAGGTGAAGTCCTAATCCTTGGTGGAGATATTCTATGTGCCCGACATTTCAAGAAGAATGGACCTCTCAAGAAAGTTTATAATGACTTTCTACAAAGGTGTGTAGATAACTTTGATTGGGTTCTGTATCTTGCAGGAAACCACGAGGCATATGGATATAACTACGAAGGAACTTGGGATGTTCTTGCAGAGCATATACCAGATGGTATTCACCTGATGGAAAATAGTGTGGTGAAAATCCAAGATTGGAATTTCATAGGTTCCACACTTTGGACTGATTTTCGTAATGAGAATCCTCTAGAGATGATGGAAGCTTCCCAATGTATGAATGATTATAAGGTCATTCGTATTGGTTCCAACTATCGTAAGATGAACCCCGATGATACTCTGGGGTTTCATAAGAAATCTAAGCAGTTTCTGATTGAAAAGTTAGAGCAATTTAAGAATGATAAGGTCTGGGTTCTTACTCATCATGCACCCTCTTATCAATCAGTTCATCCAAAATACAGAAGTTCTGGAATTGCGAATGGTGCTTATGTAAGTGACCTTGATGATTTGATTTTGAATAATCCTCAAATCAAATACTGGTCGCACGGTCATACTCACGAGAGTCTGGATTATATGATTGGTGATTGTAGAGTTGTATGTAATCCTCGTGGTTATTATAACGGATACAATAATGCAGACCTGAACATTAACTTTGACCCTGATTTGCTATTTCACATCTAGATAGTATGGGAAATACAATTCCCATACTTTTAAACTTATTCAAAGGTCGATGGACTACTCAAAACTTGAACAAAATCAAACAATACTTGTTCTTAATGCTTCTTATGAACCTCTAAATTTCACAAATTGGAGGAGAGCAGTTGTGTTGCTTATTAAGAACAAAGCACAGGCACTTGGTAAAAGAGTTATCCGTTTGGTTAATTACATTAAAATACCATACAAAAAAATAATGCAAAATAAACCATCACGAGCAATGATTTATAAACGTGATGGTCACAAATGCCAGTATTGTGGTTCTACAAGAAATCTCACAATAGACCATATCTTTCCCACTTCCAAAGGTGGTGATAATAGTTGGGAAAACCTAGTAGTTGCTTGTATGCCTTGTAATACAAGGAAAGGTGATAAACTATTGGAAGAAACCAATTTGATTCTTGAAACTACTCCAAAGAAACCATTTAACAAAATGTTGTTTTCTTTGGATAGAGCAGATGTTGACGAATGGAAGAAGTATTCTTATAACTGATGTGCCACTTCTTCTAGTGGCACAATACACCCCCAAACGGGGTGCTTTTGCCCTATAATAACAAGGTATTCAACACTGATATGAAATTCGCTGACCTTAACTTTGAACCACATCCAAACTGGGAAGGAGTTCAAGCAAGACACTTCTTTGATAATGGTTATGGAGTAAGTGTGATTCAGTCTCCAAATTCTTATGGTGGTGATGAAGGACTTTATGAGGCAGCAGTGCTCAAAGTAACTGATGATGATTGGCAGATTACTTATGATACTCCAATCACCAGTGATGTTCTTGGATACCAAAATGTAGAAGATATTGATAGTCTTCTACTTGAAATTGAAAACCTTTGAGGTAAATTATGAAACAACAAAACGGATTTATTGACCCCGCAATTGCTCTTATTGCTGTGGGTGTGATTGTAGTTGGGGGAATCATCTTTGTTGGTGGTCCCCAATACAACGTGTGGCAACAATCTCTTGCTGGTAAGGCAGAACTACAAAAGGCAGAGTATACTCGTCAGGTTGCAGTTCTGGAAGCACAAGCAAAGAAAGATTCGGCACAACAACTTGCTGATGCTGAAATCATCCGTGCTACTGGTGTTGCTAAGGCAAACCAAATCATCGGTGATTCACTGAAAGATAATCGTGAGTATCTTCAATATCTGTATATCACTGGACTGGAAGATGGTTCTAAAAATGGTAATGTAACCATCTATGTGCCCACAGAAGGTGGGATGCCCGTTCCCACCTTACAGATGAACAAGTGACACTCTTTGAAGTGGCACAAGCACTCCCCAAAACCCCAGCAGATGCCCTATAATAGTCTCATAACCAAACAAAAAGGAGATGACTACCCCAAATTGGAAACATAACTCTGGAAAACAAAAGAATACCAAAGGTCTTTGTAAAGGCAAAATCAAATCTCGCAAACAATCTCTTAAATCACTCAAACTCAAACTGAACTTCAAATGACTACTGTGACTGCTGACAAAGTTCTTCAATACACTCAAACTCTTTGTGAGGTTCTTCGCACCAATTATCAATCGTATCGCATCGAATTGCATCGTCAATATATTGAAAAAGGTGAGAGTGTAGAGTATCACAAAGAGCAAATTGACAAACTCTGTGAAGGTGAAGATGTGCCAGAGTTTTATATCAATACTCTTCGTAAGTATCATAAGATTATAATGAAAGATTATAATCAAAATCACGTTCATCTCTTTGTAGATAAAGAGACTGGTGATGTTTATAAAGCAGCATCATTCAAATCACCTGCAAAAGGTATTCGGTATAATCTTATAGATGATACATCTCGTGAGGAAATGTACAAACGTGCCGATTGGAGCGGGTCATATTTGTATAAGTAATCAAGACCCAATCATTCTGGTATAAATATAAGTAGTTATAATCCAATCAACTATGAAACTTATACCAGGATATGAGGCATATAGTGTCACCGAAGACGGTGTAATCTATTCTCATAAAAAAACGGGAGGAATGGGAAAAGGAAAAGTCCTTGATTATTCTTACAAAAGAGAACTAAAACCACAAATTAACCACAAAGGATATATGAATGTTATTTTGGAACAAAATACTTCTAATGCTAAAACTATGATTATTCATAGAGCAGTAGCATTAGCATATATTCCAAATCCAAATAATTATGATACTGTAAATCATATTGATGAAAACAAAACAAACAATCACGTATCAAATCTTGAATGGATGAGTAATGCTGACAACGTAGCATATTCACAAGCAAAAACAAGATTGATACAAACACCAGAAGGTGATAAAATAGAAATTACTAATTTAACAAAATGGTGTCGTGAGGTTTTGGGACAAAAATCGTCAGGGAATATGTTAAGGAGTTTGAGAAATCCTAATATGCCTTGCAAAGGATACAAATTGATACGATGAATAGTCTCATCATTTGCTGCTTTACTTTGGCATCTCTTGTAATAGGGTTTACAGTATCTCATAATGCTGATAAATTATTACAAGAGAGTTGCCCTTTATCTACATGCCAAAAATAACATTCGCAAAAGGAATTGAAGTTTATTATCGTGGAATGCACGGTGTAGTTGATTTCATCTGTGAAAAGTACATTACAGTTTGTGTTTGTAGAATGGACCATAAATCAAGAGATGTATGTCTTTTAGTTTATCCAAGTCAATATGGTGAAATAACATTGGCAAAAGAGAGTGGTAAGTGATACTGGCACATATAATCCTCAATTCATTCTACATTACATTTGTTCCTAAAAAATCTCATGCTCTCCACTAAATCAACTCAAGAGATTGCATCAGCACTTGTTGATGATGTAATCAAATACATTGAAGAAGATTCACGTTATGTGGATTTTATGCAGGAGGTTGTTCCTGATGCCATTCAATCTTATCTTGGCAGTGTAGATGAAGATTTGAAGTTTGAACTCTCATTATGCATTATGGATAGGATTTGTTTCGGGCAGTCCAATTTTTGAACTGGCACACTAAACGGGCACAGACCTCAAAATGTGGTATATTAAGAAGGTGGTGAGGGGGGCAATAAGACCACCCCGCTGTCACCAATTGGTACACTGGGCATTCGCCTGACAGCAAACCTCAACCTTTCCCAAACACTCAGGACAATTCCTAAACTGGCACAGAACCCCTAGACTTCCTGCTCCAATCCTGTTATTCTACATTCGTACCCAACCAAAAGACCATGACTATCATGACGACTGCTAACTACAAAGAAGTTCTTCAACCCAAAACCGTTGAGTTCATCGAAGAAAACTGTATCGAAGGTGAGTATGACCTAGATGATGCTCTCAAGTTTATTGATGAGCACGGTGAGACTGATTTCGTTCTATTCTATAATGATTACAAATGGAGTAGGTGAGAAAATCGGTTATGATGTAGTTGATGCCTTTATCGACTATGTTATATTGATTTCAGGTTGAGGGGGGCAATAAGACCACTCCACTAACGTCAACTGACATCTTGGCAAGTATGCTGTTAGTAAACCTCATCACTTCAAAGTTCATTCAACAAACAAATGATTACTGACGTTTTTCACTATACCACTTCCCGTTGGGATTGGCATACTGGTGATGTGAATCAAATGTGGATTCAAGAGATTGAAGAAGCACCTGATTGTTATAGTTACGTTGCTGTTGCTTATAATCCTCGTAAGGATACGAGTATGGTGATGTCTAATCCTCGTGGGTATTTTGATACTCTACATTGGGTTCGTAAGTTCTGTGGTTCTTTCTCTATTCTTCCCTAATGACTAATCAAGAAAAACTTAATTACATTCAATTAACGGTAGAATCACTTGAAAACATTTTACCAAAAAACAAAAATGTTGTTTTAGATTCTAACGATGATAGTATTCATCAACTAAAAGCAAGAACAAAAATCACTCTTGATTTCTTAAAAGAACTTCTTAATTGATTATGCTTTACAATATCACTATTAAGTTCAAAGATAGAACTGTTGAGCAGTTTCAACGTAAAAGCAACATAAAACCTCTTAATGCTCGCAAACTGCACGATAAGATTGCTAATGAAATCTTTCCACGAGAGTGGGAAGAAATATCCTCTAAACCTGTTTATTGATTATGTTTGATTCTACCCTTGATTTGTTCTGCGAACACGATGATGCAGAGTATGCTGATGAGTTTGCGATGGAACTAGAAGAAAAAGCAGCAGAACTAGAAGTTACTGTTGATTATTATATGGCAGAGTTTATGTAACCTTTTATACATAGTATAAACTATTTTATGCCCTTGTAACTCAGTGGTAGAGTGCGATACTTGTAATATCGAAGTCGTTGGTTCAAATCCAATCGGGGGCTCTTATACTTTATACCAAGGGACACTCGTAGCACTGTCCCTATAATTGACCGCAGGCACCTAAAACGTGCTACAATACTTGTATTGAATTGATTATGATGCTTACCCTTCTCAACTATCAACAACGCACTCTGGATGCGATTCAAGAGCATAACAAAGGTTGCGTGTATATTCCTACTGGTGGAGGCAAAACAGTAGTAATGAAAGAGGACATCAAACAACGGTTGTTGAATGCAACTCAACCAATGACTGTTGTAGTTGTTGCTCCTCGTATTCTTCTTGCTAATCAACTCTGCTCCGAGTTTGAAGAGTATCTCGGTGACTTTGATATTGTTTATATGCACGTTCATAGTGGTGAAACTCATCACGTTTCTTCTACAAAACCAGATGAAATTGTAGAGCAGAATGGACTTGCACTTACATTTGGTAAGCATAACTTCATTTTCACCACCTATAACTCTTTGGGTCGTGTGAATGATGCTAAAATCAGTGTGGATGTTGTTTATTTTGATGAAGCACACCATTGTGTGAAACCAAGCAACTTTGTTGGTATTGCTCACACTTCCAAGTATGCTGATAATGCTTATTTCTTCACTGCAACTCCCAAGTTCAACAACTCACAAGAGTCAATGAATAATACTGCTGTGTATGGAGAGAAAATCATCTCTATTCCAGCACAAGAGTTGATTGATGCTGGTAGTATCATTCCTCCTCGTATTCATACTTACGAAGCAAAGAGTATTCGCACCAAAGAAAATGCTGCTTATGTGGATGCAGAGAACATTATTGGTATTCTCAATGAGATGGATGATGATAGTTTCCCCAAAGTTCTTGTTGCTGCTCCCAGCACAAAAGTAATTTGGGATATGTTCACTGAAAGTGATTTGCTGCAACAACTCAATGATATGGGTTATGCTGTTCTTCACGTTACATCCAAACACGGTGCTTATGTGAATAAGAAGAAAGTCAGTCGTGAGCAATTCTTTGAGACTATGACCGAGTTTGGTAATGACCCTCAAAAAAAGTTTATTGTGTTTCATTATTCCATTTTGAGTGAGGGAATGAACATTCACGGACTTACTGATTGCATTATGCTGCGTAATCTTCCTGTGATTGAGATGGCACAAACAATTGGTAGGATTATCCGTATGAACAAGGATGACCGTAAGGATATTCAAGATGGTAAGATTGCTGCTGGTCAGTTTTCACTTTATCGCAAACCATTCGGCACTATCACTGTTCCTGTGCAAAACAACTATGGTGATAAGATTGCTCGGCAACTTGAGAACGTGGTGAATGCTATTTTTGTGAAAGGAGAGTTGTGTGTATAGATAATTGTATCTGTCCCACATACAAACTATGCCTTTCACAAAGAAATTCCCACAATCAGGTGAAACAACACACATACGAGTTCCAAAAGTTTATGCTGACCTTATTTTGGAACTGATGGTTACATTTGACAATCGTTTTGATGTAGATAAGGGCAAGCACCTATTAAAGAAGTTCATACACAATCTAACGTGAGTCCAATGATACGATGTGCCACTTGTGGCACTGTCACACTAAAAGAGCACAGACCCCTCTGGGGTGCTATAGTGTATTCATACACACAAAAGAAATGCAAAAACTGACTGTCAATCAAGTTGTTGCTAAACTCAAAGTAACAGATTTTGCAGCATTTGAGAAACCTAACAAAAATAAAGGTTCTCGTGGTCAACTGTTGGAAAATGCTTTAGGTATTCCAAACAGTTCTGCATTAAAGGATTTGATTGACGGTGAACTCAAAACATTCACTCAAGGTGAAACTATTGCAGTCACTCAACTAAAGCATTGTCTCTCTGAGATTATTGAAGATTCAATCTCATTTGATGAGAGCAAAGTTGGTCAGAAACTGAAGCAAACTGTTTATGTTGGATTTTCTCGTGCCAATGAATATCTTGGCACTGCTGTGTTGAATGAAGAAAGTGATTCTAAACACTATCAGCAACTTCGTGAGGATTATGAATATATTTGTGATAAGATTCAACGTGCATTTGATGTTGAAACTAAATTGAATACTATTACTGGTCCGAATAATCTTCTTCAGATTCGCACTAAAGCATCAAAATCTTCTAGTGGACATTATACTCCATTGTGTTATAATGGAGTTGAACTGAAAGATAAATACATGGCATTTTATCTTTGTTCTCACTTTGGAAAAACAATCGTATGACATCATCAGCACTTAAAGCACTTACAGCATCTACAGGGAATAGAACTGATTGTTGGAACACACCAGTTACATTTGTTGCGGATGTAATTAAGTTTTTTGATGGTTCATTAGATTTAGACCCTTGTTCTAATGATGAGGAAAATCCAAATGTACCTGCAAAGAAAGTTTATACTGAAAAAACAAATGGATTAGCACACGATTGGATTGCAGAATCTGTGTTTATGAATCATCCTTACAGTAATAGTAAAGAATGGATTCCATATGCTGCAAACCAATATGAATGTGGAAATAGTAAAGAAATGATTTTGTTGATTAAATTAGATATATCAACAAAATGGTGGACATCTATAAGTTCTTATCCTTGGATTGCAGTTAATAGAAGATTGAAGTTTGGTTCAGGTAAAGGTGCAGCACCATTTCAATCTGCGATTGTTTATCTTGGTAATCGTATTGAAAGATTCAATGATACCTTTGAGAAGTACGGTCCTTTATACGTCTGTGCCACTTGTGGCACTGTCCCTATAATCGACCAAACCCCCCTGACCCGTGCTATGATTACGGAGTAATCAAGAGAAAAGCAATGGCAGTCGTTCCTGGTTTTACTTTCAATGAGGAAACTGAAATGATTTCAGCACTTTATAGTGCTGTTGCACTGATGAAACGTTATGAAGAAGAATCTGTTGATAATAAAAGTTATTGGATGCAACGTGTAGAAGATTACACAAAAGTTGCTGATAAGTTTTCTACTGCCTGCCGCAATGCCATTTACAATGCCTGATTTACTGGAGAAAGTTCTAATGATTGAAGAAGCACTGACTGACAAACAACTGACTGCTTTGCGTGATATGTTGTATCACTACAAAGAGTTTCAGGAAGAACTCTATGACTATCCTGAACCTGATACACTGTTCACTCAAACACAACGAGAACTCTTCACTCTTCTGGATATTGTATGACTTACAAAGAACTTCTTGCCGAACTTCAAAAACTCAACGAAGAACAACTCAATCAGGATGTTGCTATCTGGGACAGTTATGGTCAAGATGAGTATTATCAGGAAAGTGTAGAGTTTATGTTTGCAACTGAGGAATGTGATGTCCTCGACATTGACCACCCTATCATTCGTTTCTGATGACAACCCTCCTGCTACAAGTTACCGAAGTTCTCTTTGACTTTGATGATGATGATTTCACACCAGAGGAACAACAATTAGTTGTAGATAATACGGTTGGTGAGATCTTTCAGGTTGAAGTTCTCAATCCAAATGATGATGATGAAATTGCAGATGTTCTAGTTGAAGAGGTTACAGACTTTACTGAATGGACTGTAGTTTCTCTCAATTATCGTCACGTTCTTAACACTCACTAAACATGGAAATCTCTAAAGTTCTTACACTCTCAACCGCACACCTTCATCCTTTGGAGGGACCAAAGATTGATAAGGTTTCTTATACTCACAGTGATACTTGTTCTATGGTGAATACTGACCCTGAAATGTATGAGTTTTATATCGAAGAAAGTCTCCCTTGTTTGGTAGATTTACTGAAATTGATTAAAGAACAATACAATGATGTTGCTTATGTATTGTTTGATGCTGATGCAAATGTAGAGGATGCGTTTAGGAAATATGATTGGTGATGATGAACACTCAAATTAAACAAACAATTATGACTTCAATTTCATTTACATCTGGTGAGTTGTATGACATCATCTCTGCTCTTCAACTTGTAGAAGAAGGAGTGTATGATGATGGAGACCATCATGGTGCTGCTTATTATCAAAATATAATTCAACAATTTGAACTTATTTCTAATAAACTTCAGGAGTTTGTTCCTGAAAACCGTGTTGCCAATCTTGTTCTTGCTGTAAATTGAAATGTTGAAAACTAAAATGAATCCCGAAGTTAAGCAGAAGTGGATTGATGCTCTGCGTTCTGATAAGTATGAGCAGGGCAGTGAGAAACTACGCAGTGTGACTGGTTATTGTTGTCTTGGTGTTCTGTGTGACCTTTATTCACAAGAACACAATACGCAATGGGAGTTTAGAGGAAATGATGAAACAAATCTTCAACATCAAGACTATTGGTATTTTGGAGACCAGAGTGAGTTTCTACCTGAATCTGTGATGAATTGGGCAGAACTGAAAACTCCTAATCCTAATGTGCGAGTTGATGTTGAGGATAATGAAGATGAAGATAATTGGTACTATACAGATGAACTCTCAAACATAAATGATTCAGGTTATAGTTTCAATGGTATTGCGAATCTCATTGAAGCACAACTATGAGTGAGTTTTGATTGTGACTGTGCCACTTGTAGCACTGACACACTAAAAGAGCACAGACCCTAAAACCTGCTATAATAAACTCATACACAACACCACTCAAATGACTGACACCGAAGTTTATGAAATGATTTGCCGTATGAAAGCATATGGTGGGTCATTTGTTGTTGCTCTATCAAATGCTTTTCAAAGTGCTGATAGGCAAAATAGGCAACGATTGATTGATGCTTTTCCTGATTATGTGAGTGAGTATGGACCAACCAGTAGGTTTCCTACTTACTGATGTGGTGTGCCACTTGTAGCACTGTCCATATAATCCCCAAAACGACCTAAACCCGTGCTATGATTACGGAGTAATCAAAAGAAAACCGATGTCTGTTCCTTTCACTATGAGTTACAAAGAAGTCTATTCGCAGGAAACTGTGGATAAAATTGAAGAACTGCTGGAAGATTCTTATGCTCTGGAAGATATTATAGAGTTCATTGACGCAAACTCTGAAGCAGATTTCCGCACATATTATGAGGATTATGTTGTTGTTGGTGAAGAGTATTCTTACGATGCCGTAGATGCTTTCATTGAAGAGTTTGGTCTTCAATCTTTCACACAATCCAACTTTGAAGATGCTTATCGGGGTCAATATGATTCCAAAGCAGATTATGCTGAACAATACACTTCTGATGTGTATTGTGTAGAACTTCCAAGTTTTGTGGAAGTTGATTGGGAAGCATCATTTGAAAATCTGGATGTTGTTTTCAGTGCTAATGGTTATGTGTTCAACACTCAATTCTGATTTATGAAACTTCAATCTAAAACTGGTTCAATGGTGGTTGATTTTTATCCAATCAAAACACCAATGGGTGATGTATCCAAAGAGTGGTTTCTAAAAACTCTCACGTTTCAAGGTAAGACACAATCCAAGACATTTCTCAATCGTATTGAGATGAATCTTGAAGTGAATGAGTATTTGAATAATGTGCCTATTCCTTATGAGGTTGTAGAGTTCAATACGATTCCACAACTTGCTAATCCTTTTACTACTGTTTGATTATGACTAAAGGTTACGATTGGACACAACCTGTAATGAGCCTACTGCATAAGTTGCAGAAGTCTGACGTTCATATTATCTCCGTTAATGATGGTGGTGGATATGAAGATGTAGTAGGTGATTCTAAACTCGCCATGCGAAAAGATGCAGCAGATATGATTACTGCTGTAGATGAATCATGGGTGCGAGTTCAATATAAAGATGAGTTTGCAACTCTATTCATTGTCTTAGGTAATGATGCTAGTGAAATCCTTGCTGATTATAGTTACAAACCTAATAGTGAACTAGAAGGAATCATTGAAAGTGTAAGTAGTTCATTCTGCGAACAGTGGGAAGATGTTCCTTGTCCTACTGTCGGTTAGCATACTCAATCTTGCGTGAGACGCATTATGCGATGTGCCACTTGTTCTAGTGGCACAGTAAACCGGCACAGACCTGAAAATGTGGTATTCTTAAGGAGTGGAGGGAGCAAGTCCCACCCGAGTCTCAATCTTTTATCACTGATTCTAATGTTTCTTTCCTGCCCTGTTTCTCTTGATTTGATTGATGCTCAATGGTATGATGATATTGATGAAGCAAAAGAAGATGCACTTGATTGGAGTGTTGAACTGTCTGGTGAAAAAGTGATTGTTTATCGGGCAGTTGAGAGTAATGGTGGTGATTATGAGTTCAATAAACTCTATGCCATCTGTGCGTGAGTCTAGTGTTGAGATGTGCCACTTCTTCTAGTGGCACAGTAAACCGGCACAGTCCCCAAAATGTGGTATTCTTAAGGAGTGGAGGGAGCAAGTCCCACCCGAGTCTCAATCTTTATTCTTTTAACATGGACCGTTCACAAGTCATCTCCAAGATTCAGTCTATCCTGAAACTTCAGGAAGGAACTTCTTTTGATGGTGAAGCAGATGCTGCTGCAAAGATGATTGATAAACTTTGCAAACAGTATGGTGTTACTATCACCGAAGCAACTGAAACTCAAGTATTTGATGAGTCGTTTGTTACTTTCAAACGTGCGAACTATGCACTTACGACTCTTCTGAATGCGATTGCAAAATTTTATGATGCAAAAGCATATATGAAGAATGGTGATGTAAAATCACTACAAATCATTGGTAGTGATGCACAACAGATTCAAGTGAAACTGTATTTTGATTACTTGAATCAAGTCATGGAGAAAGAAGCAGAAGTTGCACATCAAGCAGAGAAGATTCTATCTAACCTGACTGGTGGAAGTGTATCTCGTAGTTTCAAACTTAACTTCCGTAAGGCATTTGCTGATAAGGTAGCACTGCGGTTGATGGAAATGAAGAAAGAAGAGGGTCGGGTGCATGAAGATAAGCAAGCAGTGAGTGATAAACTCTCTACGATGCGATTTGGACGTGCTCGTAAAATGAATGGAGCAAGTGGTGAAGGTGCTGCTGTTGGGTCAAATGTTGGTGCTGGTGTTTCTTTGAATCGTCAGGCAACAGGTTCTACTCAACGTGCTCTGTGCGGTGTGTAGTATAACCTGTCCCACATGAGTCCAATGATACGATGTGCCAGTTGTAGCACTGGCACACTAAACGGGCACAGACCTGAAAATGTGGTATTCTTAAAGGGTGGAGGGAGCAGGTCGCACTGTCCCACCCGAGTCTCAATCTTTATTAGAATCAAAATGACTAATGCACAACTTGTTTCCCGTCGTGCCCGAGTCAAGCAACTTATTGCCGAAGGTCGTGTGATGACTGATGCGATGCGTAAAAAGCAAAAAGAAGTTGCAAAGTATCAAGAAAAACTTGAAACTCTTGCAGATAGGATTCTGTCTGGTCGTATCTAAAAATACTATCACTGAGAATTAGTTTAATCTTCACAAACACACAAACAACAAAGCAAATGACGACTTCACAAAAGATCGAAAAGTATTTCTTTCTCAATCTTATTTCTCTTGTGAATGAAGTGCAAGGTAAAACTAAACTACCTTCACAGTTCAATCAAAAGAACAAGTCTGCTTATAACAAACAGATCAAGTCCATCAAACAAGACAAATCTGCATTTGCCTCTATCTAATGACTGACGAACAACTCAACGACCAGATGGACATTACATTCAATCACATTGACAAAAGGTTTCATAAACTTCTTGATAAGAAAGGAAAGAAGCATAGACATAATGCCCGAGCAATCTTTTATGAATGGGGAGAAATCTTTACTCATAAAGATCATGATGAACCAGTAGAAATCCTGTGGGTGCCTGACTTTCAACAATTCATCAACTAAACAAATGACAAACTATCAAGAACTGGAAAACAAGATTCAAGAACTTCAAGCAGAAGTTGAAAGACTGAAACAAGAAGAAAAGGCAGAACAAATTGATCTTTCAACTTGTATTGTTGGTCAATTAGTTCAACTTCGCAATGGTAATTTTGACTATTACGAATATAAAGATGAGGCAGGTTTTTATATTGTTGGTGGTGATGCTTATAATAAGGATGGAAGTTGTTATTGTGGCAATACTGAATCCGAATATGATGTAGTCAAAGTCTTTCCTGCCGAGATTCCAGTTCCTGATTCATTTCCTGATTCATTTAATGTTTTCTTTACCAAGAAAGTTCTAGAAGGAAATATTTCTTCTCTTAACCGTTCATTTATTTTTGCCGACACTCCACAAGGAGAACAGCATTGGAGAGATATTTACGATGGCAAAACTCATCTCTCTCTTGGTGATATGATTTTCATTCAGAAGTGGATCATTCAATCACTCTGAACGGTAAGCATACCCATCAGGGATGCTGATAGGTAGAACAACCGTAGACCCCTTGACAAACACGGCAAAACGTGCTATGATAAGGGGACAGTCAAACAAATCACTCACTCAATGACTATCCGTTTCACTTACGACATCAACACTCAACAACTTGTTTATGCCGTATGTAACACCAATGGTGATTGTAAGTATCTGACTACTTCTATCACTGATGCTATCAAACTCACTCAACAGAACTGAAATGACTATTACTGCAAACGAACTTCTTCAACTTCTCCGTAAAGTTATAAACCTTGGTTATACTTATGATGTGTCCGAAGAAGATGCATATGGTGGTTATAAAATTGTAATTCGGTATTGGGATAAAAGAAAAACGACTGTAAAACTTTATATTAATCAAAACTCCGATGGATGGAATAATAATAATGATAAGTATGATGAATTCAAAGAAGTGATGGAAGAGTTAGATAAACAACTAAACGCAAGGGGGGTGATTGATAACGAGAAAGAAGAACGATTCAAACAGTATCAACAACTTCAAAAAGAGTTCGGAAACAACGTATGAAAAAGAAAGAAAAGTTCAATCTCTTATCCAAAGCACAAAATGGAAATGATTTGATTCTAATTGCTTATGCTATCATTACTTCACAAAAGAACTAACATGCTTATCCTACACAAAGAAGATCACGGTTGTGCTTATACATTAGATGAAGATAATGATCTAATGTATGCTCCTATCTACACTGATAATACAATCAACCTGAATGAGTTTGATTATGTAGATATGGATAGATGTGATGATGAATATGAAGTCCTTGATATTCAAAATGAACTGATTAGTGCTTCATCTAATGTGCGATACTGAGACTATCTCTCTCTTTTCTCACACTCTATTTCTTATGCTCATAAGCATAAATTATCAATTAGAACACAATTACGTTACATTTCATAACTAAAATAAATGTATTAAAAAACATAGTTACGTGTTTTGTGTTATGATATATAAAGGTTATTATAAAGGTGTTATTGAGGTCTCTATACTCTTATAAATGCCTCTGGGTCTTGTGATCTAAGCGAGCATTATACCATGAGACCAAAAAATTGTCAAGTGCCTCACAGACCCTTGTAGACCCCTTGTAGGACTGGCACAAGACTTATAGACAATGAAACCCATGAGACTCATACATCTTATGAGTCTTGGGAGTTTTTTGCTAGTTACTCGTGAGACTCATAAGACGCAGACACTTTGAGAACTGGCACATCGTATCGTGAGTCTCAGTGATTCCGCGGTAGACTTATAGGGTCGGGAGGGAGGGAATAGTATAAAACTCCCAAAACCCCAGTGTTTATAATACTTTTGAAGCACCAATGTATTATGTCCCGTTATACCCCTAAATAACCATGTATATTGGGACATAATACCTAATGGAACAAACAGCAGAGAATGATAAGTATAAACCAAAGACAATCGCAGGAGGAAGACCCCAAAAGTATAAGAATCTAGGACCAACGGAAAGAATGAGAGTGCCTTTATACAAACAAATCACAATCTTATGTGATGTATTAGACAGAAAGGCAGAAGAAGGTTATGATGCCGTTGAGTTATTAGATTCATTCATTGAAGATATAAGCAGTCGTTGAGACAGTAGTTGTGGAAAACTATTCGTTATACTCCACAGGGTTCGTTATACACTGAGGAAAACTGTTCGTTATTCATAGCACTTCGTCCTAAGACTTCGTTATACATAAGAGTTCGTTATAGCAGTTCGTCATACACACACTATAAGCATATGTTTGTCTTATAGTATAACAACACAACAGTCTCATTATAAGACCACTCCCAGGGGGGTTTGCTATTCTGTTCGTCCTGTGCTATACTATTCGTTGTACACAGTTCTGTACACTATCTTGTAGTCCCACTGTCTTATACTTTACAAGCACTTCGTCATTTATACCCACTCCCTCTATGGTTTGCTATTACAATCACACAGTGTTACATAAGCACTTATATCGTCCCGTTCGTTATAAGACCTCTCCCCCTATGGTTTGTATTAGAATCAAACAGTAATGAATATAAACTATTATTTTTGTTCGTTTATTCTTATTAAACAGCACTGTTTGACAGTTATATTTTGCGTTGTTTTATTCTTATATCTAACCGTTGCCCCCGTATATAAAAACGCAACACTACCCTAACCTACAACGGACCGAAATCGACCTTGAAATTGTCTTTCATATAAAAAATTTTACCCCAAATATTTTTTTGTATAAAGATTTAAAAGGATATATAATAAAAAATGCCCCGAGAGAACAATGAGATTAGAACTTGATGATTATGAGAGAGATTTGTTAATTGATACAATTCAGCATCGGTTAGACACTGATAAGATTTTAGTTATCAATGATAGTTTGAGAGAGGAGATTGAAGATTTGCTTCGAAAAGTGGAGGAGGATGAATACGTATAATATTTCAGTGAATGGGAATGAAATATTAAGTCAAGTGCCGCAGAGTGATTTACAGGAAAAACTGAAAACTATCAGAGGACTTGTGTGGACTTCTGGGGGTAATGATAAGGATATTCAGGTAGAACTAAATATGGATGAGACCATTTGCAATGAATGAATTGCTGTGGTAAAATAATGTAGTATCGAAAAAATTATTTTTTATGGCTAAAGGATTTACAGTAAAAGCAAAACTTCCTACAGGACCTGTGGAGGGAGAGTTTAATTTAGAAGCAGCAAAGGAGATGATTCGAGGGAAGTCAATTGTATTTTGTCTTCCAGGACGAGGAGTATCTTACATTTATTTGAAGAATTTCGTACAACTTTGTTTTGATTTAGTACAAAGTGGTGCAAGTATTCAGATTTCGCAAGATTATTCGAGTATGGTAAACTTTGCACGATGCAAATGTCTTGGAGCAAATGTACTCAGAGGACCCAAGCAGATTCCTTGGGATGGAAAGTTGCAGTATGATTATCAACTCTGGATTGATAGTGATATTGTATTTGATACTGAGAAGTTCTATCGTTTGGTTGCGATGGATAAGGATATTGCTGCTGGATGGTATTGCACTGAGGATGGTCACACCACATCTGTTGCACATTGGTTAGAGGAAGATGATTTCCGTAAGTCTGGTGGTGTAATGAATCACGAGACATTGGATACGATTCAGAAACGTCGTAAACCATTTACAGTTGATTATACTGGATTTGGATGGGTATTGATTAAGAAAGGAGTATTTGAAAGTCTTGAGTATCCATGGTTTGCTCCAAAGATGCAAGTCTTTGAATCTGGAGAGGTTCAGGATATGTGTGGAGAAGATGTAAGTTTCTGTTTAGATGCAAAAGAGCAAGGATATGAAATTTGGTGTGATCCTTTGATTCGTGTTGGACACGAGAAGACAAGGATTATCTGATAAGTGCTTGGGAGGTCCTTCTTGACCTTCTTTAAGACGTTATGATAGAATGCTCCTATGAGGTTTTTATGAGTCTTGTAGGAGCATTTTTAATGGCCTGAGAGACCTTATAAAAACCCCCTTATAAAAACCGTTAGATGGAGAATTAAAAAAATGGCGCAAAAGAGTCGGAAGGATATGCAGATTGCGAGTGTTCCAAAAAATACTCGTCAAGGTGAAGGAAGAAACACTAAATACAGTGCTACGAGTCGTAACTCGTCACGTAAAAAATATAGAGGGCAAGGTAAAGGATGAGTTGTTTAATTACGAATCTTCCTGCACAAAAAATTTGGGTACGTAAAGAATATCTACGTGATCTTAAAGATGGGCACGGAGAATTTGTAGAGGGTCTTTGGGTTTCAGCAAAGTCAATTCCTGGACGTGCTTTTTATTTTGAAACTTATTTACCAGAATATGGAGCAATGTTTGATAAACTACCAATATCTGCATTTGTTTCGTCTCCAGAAACCCCGAATCCTGATTTAGACTTGGCAAACTTACAGTTTTGGAATTGTATGGACTATGGAGTTAGTTCACTGTGTAAAAATATAGTTGCCTCAATGGAATGGGAAATAAAAACCAGAAATTATGGCAACATAAAAGGTGAGTACATATGTACATTTGACAATTATCATGAAGATCTAAATCAAATTGATGCCTCTACAAGTGAAATACCCGACGAACACAAATCTTTTAATTTAATTGGACTTAATAATGGACAGTATGCATTATACCCAAACAACCGTTGTCGAATTTATGATATTTCAATGACTCCTGATGCACCAAAAACTCCCGACTTTAAGGTTTCAACGCAATATTTTCAAGTTGAAAATGGAATTGGATGGGGTAGATTGGGTGACACAGACGAATATTTTTGGGAAACTACAGAGGAAAAACAAAATAAATAAATTTTTACTAAAGATATTGAATTGAAACAGTTTTCCATGGGCAATCACCTTCTTTTGGAGGTTTATAACGTAGAACACAACCTTCTAAACGATGGTATTGCCCTTCAGGGAGTCATGGAACGTGGTATTCAACGTGCTGGAATGACAATTTTAAATATTTTTCAGCACTGTTTTCATCCTCAAGGTCTTACAATTGTGATTGCACTCTCAGAAAGTCATGTTTCTTGTCATACATGGCCTGAGGAAGGTTGTATTGCGATAGATGTTTATACTTGTGGTGAAGGAAATCCAAAATTAGTAGCATTAGAACTGTTAAAATATTTTAATTCGGAAAATTATAAACTTCGTCAGTTAGATCGTTAAATAGTTAAAGGAGATAGAAACCTCCTCTCAAAAAAGTTCTGTTTTTATCAAAAAACAGGAGTTAAAATGGCATTTCATCAAATTAATCAAGACAAAAACTATATGAGAGAAATGTGGGGAACTGCAAAACCCATTACTGATAATGATAATGATAAAGAAAAACCAAAAAGAGTTATTCAGGAGATTATGCACGATTTTGCACCAAAGCACGATCTAAAGAAACAAACTGAATTACACGAAAGAATTAGAAATGATGAAGATTATGATGATTGGGACTATGGAACTGAACCAACATACGGAAAAATAATCTAAAAAGTATTATAGATATATTATTCATACTCATTGTTTAAATGCTTAGTATTTCTAGAAGTTTTAGGGACATTAGTTTGTCTTTTTCTAGACATCCAGTGACGAATGATGTTCTTGTATTAAAAAATGAGGATGCGATTAAAAAATCTGTTATTAACTTAGTTAGAACTCGTATTGGTGAGAGGTTCTTTAATAATTTATTGGGAACCTCTGTTGATAATTCTTTATTTGAACTCAATGGACCAGAAGTTTCAACAATACTTGATGAAGAAATTAAAACAGTATTAAGTAACTTTGAACCAAGAATCAGAGTAAGAGAGGTATTGGTTGAATCGATTGAGGATTCAAATGAATTGAACGCAAAGATTTCTTACGATATTGTTGGACTTCCATTTCCTCTTCAAAATATAGAGTTTCTTTTACAACCAACTAGAATATAATGTCCTTCAATAATTTCACAAATCTAGATTTTAATGATTTACGTACTCAGATAAAGGACTATCTGAGATCGAATAGTAATTTCACGGATTTTGATTTTGAAGGATCTAATTTTTCAAGTTTAATTGATGTATTAGCATACAACTCTTATATTACTGCATTCAATACGAATATGGCAGTAAATGAATCTTTCATTGATAGTGCAACTCTTCGAGAAAATGTAGTCTCCCTTGCACGTAATATCGGATACGTTCCTAGATCCAAAAGTGCATCAAAAGCAAAGGTTAGTTTTACAGTTAATACTACAGGATTAAATTCAAAGACTGTTACTCTAAAGGCAGGAATCGTTGCCTTGGGTGCTGTTGAGGATGGTAACTATATATTTTCAATTCCAGAAGACATCACAGTAGTGGTTGATAATAATGGATCTGCGAATTTTACAGAAATTGATGTTTATGAAGGTTCATATTTAACAAAGTCATATACAGTAGATAAATCACAATCGAATCAAAGATTTACAATTCCAAATACTGGTGTAGACTCTTCCACAATTCGTGTAAAAGTTACTGGTGTTATTACAGAAAAGTATCAATCATATAAAAATATTTTTCAAGTAAATAAAAATTCAAGAGTTTTTCTAACACAAGAAATAGATGATGAGAAATATGAAATTTTATTTGGTGATGATATTATAGGAAGAAAACCAATTAATGGAAGTACTATTTTTATTAGTTACATTATCACAAATGGAAAAGAAGCAAATGGAGCAGCAAACTTTACTTTTTCTGGGATTCTAACTGACAACAATAGTACTTCAATTACAAATAACATTTCATTATTGACTACAATTCAACCATCAGAAAATGGTGATGATATCGAATCAATTGATTCAGTTAAGTATCTTGGACCTAGAGTATATGCTTCACAATACCGTGCAGTAACCGCAAATGACTATAAGGGGATAATCCCATATATTTTTCCAAATGTGGACACTGTAACGGCATATGGTGGGGATGAGTTGGACCCTCCAGAGTATGGTAAAGTTTATATTTCAATCAAACCAAGAAATGGCAAATTTCTTTCTCAAATTACAAAAGATAGTATTAAAAAAGATTTAAGACAATATTCAATTGCTGGAATTAAACCAGAGATTATTGATTTGAAGTATATGTATGTTGAATTGGATACCACAGTTTATTATGATAAAAGTACTACAATAGATTCAAATAATTTACAATTAAGAGTTATAAAAAATTTAGAATCATATAGCAAATCAACCGAGTTGAATAGTTTTGGTGGTAGATTTAAATATAGTAAAGTTTCTTCTTTGATTGATAATACTAGTACATCTATTACTTCCAATATTACTAAAATTAAAATTAGAAGAGATTTACAACCAGAATATAACAAATTAGCAACATATGAAATATGCTTTGGAAATCAATTTCATATTAAGAAATTAAATTCTGATGGCAGAGGATATAATATCAAATCAACTGGGTTTACAGTAAAAGATACCAGTGGAACTTTGTATATGAGTGACGTTCCAAAAACTAATGAAACTGGAATTATATTTTTCTTTAAATTAGTTGATGGTTCCCCTGTAGTTGTAAACAATAATGCTGGAACTGTAGATTATATGAAAGGTGAAATTAAATTAACTACAATCACATTTACATCATCTACAAGCATTGCTGGGATTGAAATAGAAGCAATGCCAGAGTCAAATGATGTCCTTGCGTTAAAGGATATATACTTGGAACTAGATACTACTAAACTTAATGTAAGTGTTCTGGAGGATGTAATTACATCTGGTGAAAATACTTCAGCAACACAATATGCGGTCACATCAAGTTACGTAAACGGAAATTATACAAGATAAGATGTCGGAAATCAAAAGAGTAAAAATTCAATCTATTGTTGAGTCACAAATTCCAGAATTTTTAAATGATGATTCGCCACTTTTTAGAGAATTTTTAGAACAATATTATATTTCTCAAGAACATCAAACTGGTGTTGTAGATTTAGCAGTTAATCTACAACAATATAAGAGTATTGATAACTTTAATAATGAAACATTTTATACTACAGCAGTTCCTTGTACTTTAATAGAAGATGTAACATCTTTTGATGATGTAATTGTAGTCAATCATACAATTGGATTTCCGCAAAAATACGGTCTATTAAAAATTGATGATGAAATTATCACATATACTGGTATTACTACAAATAGTTTTACTGGATGTGTTCGTGGATTTAGTGGGATAGACCAACATTCAAATAATGAATCTTTTATATTTTCAAAAACAGATTCAGCATCTCATATTAAAGCAAAAACAGTAACGAATTTAAATTTATTATTCTTTAATGAAATATTTAAAAAGTTTAAAACTCAATTTTTACCTGGATTTGAAGATAGGCACTTTGTAAAAGGATTGAATTTAAAAAATATTTTATCTAGAGCAAAAGATTTTTATATCACAAAAGGAACTGATACATCTTATAAAATTCTATTCAGCATTCTTTTTGGTAAAGATATTCAAGTTATTAAACCACAGGATTATCTGTTAAGACC